ATGAATCTCCAGAGTGCAATCAGATCACCGTCATCGGCCAGGATCCGCGAACGGGTGACCTCATTTATGAATATGAAGCTGACGATGCGAGCCAGACTGCTGGCACTGCTCCAGCCTCGAGGCCCTACAACTGGAGAGGCCGACCTGTACCGTACATCCTAAGTGATCCGAGCATCACATCGGGCGCTGTTGCTTATCAGGCAATGGTGGCACTCAAAGACCGACTGATGACAGGTCGAATCCTCGTCGAGTGGGAGAGCGACTTTTTGGTATTGTCTGCGACGAATCGTCCTCTATGGGTGCGTGACGTGGTGACCATCATGCAGCCTGACGGTACGACCATTAAGGGCGTGTATCGCATCATCGCGATTCCATCCATTGAGTTCGTGGTCGAGGCTGGAGTCAAACAGTTCCGGCGCGCAAAGTACCGTGGTCTCTACCTGAACGATGGTGGTGGATAGTGGCATACCTAGAAGGCACACGCAGTGCGACAGCTGCATGTGATCTGTCGCTGAGCTACAACATCCTAGTCTATCCAAATGATCTGGTTCCTTTTGTAGCACTGAAACTCGGTTATGTTGATGGCACGATAGGCGGCGCAGGTAGTCACACAGGCGCGTTCAGCACTTGGACGTGGTCATGGACTAGTACACCTCACGCACCAAACTGGCAGTGGCATATCTATCTTACGATGGTATCTAATGACGGATATGGTCACACGACCACTGTCGTCAAAACGGTCGCCAATGGTACTGAGAGTTTCGCGACTGAGTGGGTCGATGTTGGTGCAACGATAACCGGATCTTGGTCATGTACTGTCGGCACCGACAAACTTTGGAACATAACAGAAACTGCGTATTCAGGATCGACTGCACCGACGGTCTTTCCGCCTGCTACTGCGTATCAGTGGTATGAGCTGTCAAGGTATGGAAGCACACCATCATGTACCTTGACCATTGGTGGCACTGCGTGCACTGCTACTGGCGCTTATGCATCTGGTGCACGTTCATCAATGCTGTACATCTTTGGCGTGACATTCGCTGGCATATGCCAAGACGAAGCGACAGCAGCGGCAGCAGTTAGCAGTTACTTGGTCAATGGTTTGACGCCTTATGTCGCATCACAGAGTCATACTTACCTAGGTCAATCCACAACAAACTGGAGCGTCTCGATGACTGCGGCGACGCTAGACAACATCATTGTAGACCTCACAACATACGCCAGGTTAGCCGCTACATGCAGCCTGATTGGTCGCACTCGAGCATGGTCTACATCTTATCCAGACAGTTTGACATGTCGAGTTACTGGGTTCGATAAAGAGACACTCGGATACCGTGACGTCAGTGGAACGGGTTCAATATCTGCGTCCGACGTCTTTTATCTTTATTCGACAGTGAGCGAGATCACAAAGAATAGTTCAAGCCAGACACTTACAACAGCTCTTGACAGTGTTCCGACCAGTGTGTCAGTCGCCATCACTGGCGCGTCGCTTACAGCTGTAGGTGAAGCATCAACAGAGACGCGGTGTATGTTCCGTGGATTCCGCTTCAATGGCTGGTCACTCGCGTATGCCACGACACGGAGCATCGCGGGAACGACGAACGACAGAGTGTTCGCGCCATATGAAGGAATGTCCGGATATCGATACCTTGACATACAGATAAAGGCGCAAAGCGGCACATCCGTTGCGGGGACCTTTGTGATCACGGACTACCATGGCAACACAAAAACATGGAACGTCACAGCTGCGACGACCACTTATCAGACGGTCACCATTGACCTGTGCAGTCCGGATGCATGGTCTGTATCCGCACTTCCACTCACTGATGGGAAGGACAATCCCTACCCGCGGAAGAATACCTCTAGCAGTTCGTACGCTGGCTCAGAGAGCGTCGATTCGGCATATTGGGGTGTTACGTCATGCCAGCGTCTACGCATCGCTACAGGCGCGATTGACCTCGGCACCACGACACTCAAGCAGGACACGACAAACGGCTCCAGTAACAGTCACTATGTTCCAAGTGGTCTCGGATACGAGCATGAGCGCATCACACCTGCCATCGTGGCCGAAGTCGACACGACCACGTATTACTATTCTCGCCGCTTCTGGCAACAAAAAAACGACGGTCGCGACGAAGAGGAGTCAGACTACCAGTGGCAGAAGACTGTCGGTGGCGCCACAGGCGTGACCTCATACAGTGTCACTCCACTCTCGATCACAGACATCGTCGCGCAGGTCAATGCTGCTGATTTGAGTATCACTCGACATCCTGGCTGGACTGCGACGAACTCCGTTGCGTATCCTGGCAGTGGCACCTGTAGCGTGTCACAGCCGCCATTGCGGGACTGTTTCCTGAATGGTGGAACTGGTATCAGTACATGGTTGTATGGCGGTGGAATCCTCGCAACTCCGAACGCAACATCAGGCACAGACTTCGCGTATGGCTTCGAGATAGGTGTCGGCACCATCACAGCACAGACACTGTTCGACAGTATAAACGGCGACTTCATTCCTGATCTGTACGACCCGTTCGATGTCAATGGTGGAACCGATAGTGCGCTGTATCTGCCATTCGGGACCATCCTTCGTGGTCCAGCGCATGGCATTGTCTTCGATAACTCTGGCGATCCGGCAACATCCGGAACAGTGACGCTCCAGCTCTCGAGTGACAGTTCGTCCAGGGGAACAGACTCGACGTTTGATGCGCTTGGAAATTACCAGACTGGGCTGCCATATGGTCTAGGCAAAGCGAATCACTCAATCCTGATCGGCGCGAACAGCGTCGGTGTCAATCCGATGTACTCCGCGAAGCGTCAGCGTGCTGTGTTCGTCGAGGAGCAGCTCGCCGGAAACTGCACGGCTGCCGATGTCAGCCCGGCGCAACAAGCGACGTACGGCGTCGTGACAGCTGGTGGCGGCGTCAAGCTGTACCACGCCAGGGCACACAACGGAACTAACTGGTCCGAGGTAACGACGCCGATCACAGGCGCTGTTTGTCTCAGCCTGGCCTACCAGAAGCACAGTGGAGCGATGACACTCATCATCATCGTGGATGACACGGACGGCAGTGTCAAGCGCTACACCACAGACGACGAAGGAGGCACAGTATCAGTGGCTACAACAATCGGAACCGGTACGCATGGAACAGTCTGTGTCTCACCGAATGGGATGGAGTACATCTTCTTCCGCACATCATCGAGCAACATCCAGCGCGTGAAGCGGGACCCGATGGGTAACGTGATCACAGCTGCATCGAACGTCGTGACAGGCAACGTGTCCGACGACGAGCTCGCGTGTTACTGGCGCCTCGGAGTCATCTATCTTCTGTACACGCACACATCGACAGGCATCACGATCGTGTCCAGCAGTGACGACGCGGAGACCTTCGCGTAATAAAAGGAAACACCTCGAGAGGGGTGCTCGAGGTGTTAGGACTAGGAACAGAAACCGGTTGGACACTAGGAGTATACATCATGGATGAACGACGAATCGCACTACTCTCGACAGATCTGGCCATCGCGAATGTGGGCGTGCAGGAGGTAGGCGAGAATCGCGGTAAAGCAGTCGAAGCGTATCAGGCATCATGCAAACCTCCGGTCCCTGCTGGTTCTCCCTGGTGCGCAGCACACGTACGGTACCGTCATAAGCAAGCAGCCACGCAGCTCGGCATTGTGTACGACGAGACTTTTCCTCGCAGCGCATATTGTCCTGACTGGTCGAGATGGTTCAAAGCAAACTCACTGTGGCTGCCGGTTCAGCACATCCGCGATGAGACTACGACAAAGCGTCCACGACGTGGAGACCTGGCGCTTTTTTACTTCTCGGCGCTCAGTCGCATCGCACACATCGGCATCGTCACGAAGGTCGAGGAGTGGGGTGTCTACACGGTCGAGGGTAACACATCGCCGGAACCATCAGACGAGCTCTCCGTCGAGCGTGATGGCGATGGACTCTATGCGAAAAAGAGGAACTGGCATGAGTTCGGCAAGTTCGGCGGCTTCGGCTACGTGAACTTCTAAGACACCAAAAGACCGTCTGTGATCTTGAACTTCATCCGGGCAATCGGGTTCAAGGACAGACGGTCGTTTGTTTGGCTAGTTGTTCGTTTACCGATGTGGGAGCACCGGCAAACACACTATACATTTAGCGCCAGACGTGCACCACTTTTTGATCGTGCTGCGGATTCTCTTCAATGCGGAAACTCACGACGCCATCGAGTGACGGGTGAATGAAGATCAGTGAACCATCCTGATTGAGTCGCTCCAGGATCTCGTGCTCGCTCGCTTTGAGCAGCCACAGAAGTCCTTCAGGCTTCTCCGCTACGCGCTCGATCTCTTTATCCACTGCTGGTTTTCGTGCCATATAAAATACCTCCACACTAGTATGGTGCTATGACAATGCTTCCATCGTTATCGGCAGATGTTCCAGCATGATGTTCTGCACTCCCTGCGCGATGTCGCGATGCTCGAGCTGCGTGTCCTGGCGTATACGCAGCTGCACGTAATGTATCCAAGAACGAATCGTGCCAGACATGTACATCGTGGTCGGCGTACACATTGGGAGAACCATGCGAGCAGTCTCCGCTGACATGCCCTGCGCGATGAGATCGCGATAGACGTCGGTGCAAAACTCGATAGACAAACCGACCAAATAAAGAGCGTCCTGCTGCTCTTTGGTCAGTTCCTCTATCTTCGGTAGTGGGAGGCTAGATTGGCGATTGTGAGCGCCAGCGAGGCGCATCTCTGGGACCTCGATGTCCTCGACCACTGTCGCGTACCGCTGGGAAAACTCCTGAAACGCGAATGAACGGTGTCGAAGAATCTGAGCTGCAATCGCTCGCGTGGTTTTGATTTCGACGCACATCGAGGCCTGTTCAAAGATTGACCAGTGTCCGTGTCCGACGCAGTATCTCAATAACCTCGTGACGTCAGGATTGTCCTGGTTCGCTGGATTCGAGACTCGAGCACAATACCCGATGACCTTTTCGGCATCGGGTGTTATCCATACTAGTTTTGTCATAGAGTGTTTGCCTTAACTGGCAGTTTGCTTACAACCTTTTCTGCCATATCTTCAAACCTGTCTATCGGTCTTGCGTGACCATCATAAACAACATTGTCCCAAACTACCTTTTTAGTTTTTGCGTCATATGATCCACATTCCCAGTCATCTGCTGTCAGACCATGAATGTCAGAGTAAATACAGTTGCTTGGATAACCTGATGGGCCAGTGATCCATTGATGTGTTTCATCAGATGCAATCCGAATAAACTTACCCTTTTCACGCCTAATCGCTTTGCCATTCAACAAAGCACATATAGCCCTATCGAATGTCATCGTTTGACCTTTTCCTTCTGTCGCTCGGCTTCGGCTTTTATGGTGAAATCACTCATAAGAGACAGAGTTTTCGCCAAAAACAATCGCGTGTATCGTCCATATGAAGGCCATGAAGAAATGATTTCTTTCCATGCGACAGAATGCCATTCGTTTAATGGAATCCTGTCCTTCATGTCATGACAACCGGCACAGCACGGAACAATGTCCGTGCCGCCGTTTCGTTCAGGTATTGGCATGTGATCGCCAGTTACGTTCGCGGAGTGACAGTACATCACTCCGCAGTAATAACACTCTGATGTCATGCGTTCGGGTCCTCTTCACCGATCACAAAGTGCGACCCGTTGTGATATCCCGGTATCGGCTTCGGTGTTGGTGCGAGCTTCTTCAGCGTCGTCTGTGGTGGCGGTCCTGGCTTGATCTGTGGCCGTGCCTGTTGCTGTCCTATCGCTCCATTGCCATCGTCATCCTCGTCAGACGCCAGCGACAGCAGTGCGCTGAGGCTGTATCGGCGACCATACGAGAGTGCGCTGCCGAAGCCATGCGATGTCTGTTGCATCACTGGAACCTGGACGACGCCGGCGATCCACTCGCCTGAGCTGTGAATCACGCGACTCTCGACAATGATGCTGGTGCTGTGCTCGCCGTCGATGGTATCCAGCACCGACTGCACAACGATGAGACCATTCTTCGCGAGCACTGGCCGGACGACCTCCATGATGGCATCGAGCGACGTGTACTTTGAGCGAAACGCAGGATTCGTGGAATCCTTCACGATTGGCCTGATCTCAGCCTGTGCCTTGACCAGCGCTGGCGCGATGGCGCCTATTGTCTCCGACATTGTCATTTCGTTAACCCTTTGATTCTTAATCCTGACCGCATCAGTGCGTCTCCAAACATCACTGACCATGTGATGTTGCGATGCTCGATGATGTCACCAGCGTACGTGTACAGGCGCCAGCGGCGCAGCTCCTCGAGTACTGGTCGCAGTGCGATCACAATCGCTCCCCACTCCTGACGCTGGTCGAGATGCGCCAGGCGCAGCTGGTCGTGGATGATAGCGAGACTGTCATACATCGATGCGCGAATCTGCCGTGCCCACTCGACCTGGCGCTGTGAGCCTGTCATCACGATTGTGCGTGGTCGAAGCAGAATCTGCATCTGCGTCCAGTGGTCGTCAGCTGCTTTTTGTGTGCTGCACATCATGCAGACTCCGAGCGTCGACGCCATCAGGCGCATCTTCGCCTTCATGTCACCGGTCGTGTATCCAAACGTGTGAGTTTCAGTGTGTCCGCACTTCCACTTCATTTCGATTCTTTCGTCCATCCTGTCCCCCTTTAGTAGTGTGCTAACCGTTGATTGTTTTGAACATGTAGTCCCAATCAATCAGGCCACTATCAATCCATTTCCACATGTGGCTGTATTCGTCAGACTGTTCAGACAACATGCACAAACATTCCATGCAAATAACTTCAATCAGTCCAGGTGTAAGTTCTTCGTATTGCCGAATCACATCAGAACATGTATCTGTCATTGTTTTTGTTTCGATGTTTGTTGTCATTGTCCTAGTCCTTCAGTGTGGTGTCCGCCACATCAACATCCTAGCACGGGTTGACATAGCGTGTCAACTATGTGTATAACGATGGCATGTATGGAATGACACAAGTCGAGATCGCTGAGCGACTCGGCATCAATAAGAGTGCAGTGTGCCGGATGCTGTCCGGCGCTCATGCCGTGCGACAGTCGACAGTCAAGCGTATCGCCGATGCAATCGGTCGCAGTGAATACGACGTGCAGCTGTGGATCCTGTGCAAGCGTACAGGTCAGACTCTCCCACAATAGACAGGACAAGGAACAACTATGGACATCAAACTCTCATGCATCGAATGCAATCGCCCGAACGTCGTGCCTTATGGCCGTGGACATCGTATCTGTGGAATCTGCTCACAACGTGAGCTGAAGCGCGAGCGTCGCAAGCAGACACAGCGCCGCATCCAGACACTCGGTGGCTTTGTCCTGGTCGTGATGTGCGTGTGGACAGCGTGTGCGATGGCCAGTGATTGGAACACACCGAACAGTCCAGATCACCGTGCACATCAGGCGATGCAAGCTCGTGACTGATGCCATTCGCACCTGGTCACAATACAGGGCCAGCAGACGCGCCGAAGGCGATGCACTCCTCCTCGCTCAGGAGGAGTTTTTTCTTGGTCGCATGGTGCAGGGTGGCAGCGAGCGCGACAAACTTCGAGCTGTCGATGAGCTGCTGAGTCACAACATTCGGATGGTCTCAGCGATTGCCAAGCGCTACAAGGGACGTGGCTGCGAACACGAGGACATGATGACCGATGGCATGATGGGCCTCCATTACGCTATCCAGCGCTATGACCCGACGAAGGGTCACCGCTTCTCGACGTACGCCACGAACTGGATTCGACAGGCGATTGGTCGCGGAGTGGAGAACCGTGGTCGTGAGATCCGACTGCCGTCGCACGTCATCGCGAAGATCACCCACATCCGCATCTCGCGCCAAGCGTACGTCCTGAAGCACGGTGAAGCGCCATCGATGCCTGAACTCCTGGTGTGGATACATTCGCGCCTCGATGAGTTTCCGAAGTATCTTCGGCGGCAGATTGAGACGCTCGATGCGAAGTATTTAGGCGAGATCATGGCGAACGAAGCGCCGCAGATTCGTTCACTGGACGAAGTGAACATGTATGGGATGACGCTCGCTGACTTTACGCCATCAGATACAGCTGCACCAGACGATGCGATGAACCGACAGGCGCTCTATACGCAGCTCTACAAAGTGATGGAACACCTCACGGATCGCGAGCTCGCGTGCATAAAACTTCGCTATGGCTTCGATGGACTCATCGATGGTCGCTCACTCGAGGACGTTGGACTCCTGGTCGGATACTCTCGCGAGCGCATCAGACAGATACAACATCGAGCGCTGGAGAAACTCCGCGCAGTCCCTGAAGCGGAAGTGTTATTCGAAACATTGGAAGGAATGGAACTTTGAACGAGTCAGAACAGCAGATTGCATATTTTAATTGGTGCCGCGTTATGAGTGGCAATGATCCACGCCTGGGCACAATCTTCGCCGTACCGAATGGCGGCTATCGGTCGAAGGCCACAGCGGGTCGAATGAAGTCAGAAGGACTCAAGGCTGGAGTGTGGGACATCTTCATTCCGATTCAGATGGGACAACACTGCGGGATGTGGATTGAAATGAAGGTCGGAAAGAACCGACTCACGCCAGGACAGTTCGCGTTTAGGAATGCTGTCGGTGATGCTTACAAGTGGAAGGTGTGCTACTCCTGGCATGAGGCAGTTGAGGCGACGTGTGACTATCTAGGCGTCGCGAGTGGCATCAACTAACAGCTGTTCATTGATCTGATCTGCGAGCTCTATACTGTGCATCTCACAGATGATGTACCAGACCGCTTTGAGCAGATCGTCGGTTTTATCTTCGCCAGGTTTAGAACCTGCGCGTAGGAGGTATTTGAGAGCATTCCCTCGTTTGAAGTCGAGACCATACATCTCGATGATCTCGAGCGGCTGGACAGTGTGAGTGCGGTAATGTGTTGGGACCTGCTTGGACATGCAGGATTGTAAGGGGAAATCATGAATCGTGTATCAGAGGCTGTGACATTTTTGTCATGGCTGTTTGAACCATACGTCGACGGCTTTGTCGAGATTCGTACGATGAATCAAGGCAAGGTGCAGATGCGCTTCTGGGAACTTCCAAGGACGGAAGAAGACTGGAACGGCATCGGCGAGGCGTGTATCCAGTGGAGTGACGCTGGAGAGGATGTATACGTCGGCGTGCTTCCACGCTGGCGAAAAGGAGGAAGGGACAATGATGTCCATACTGCTGCTGTGGTTTGGTGCGATATTGATGATCTTACTGATCTGGATGAGACTGCAACGCTTGCTAAAGTTACAGTCGCGGTACGCTCGGGGAAGGGTCTCCACTGCTATCGTAGACTCAAAATGGCTGGCATTGGGACTAAGCCAACAGAACAGCGAGAGTTTATTTCTCTGCTCGAGAGATGGATGCTCACACTGTCGGCGTCCGCTGATGTCAAGTGCAAGAACCCGTCAAGAATCCTACGAGTACCTGGAACTCTAAACTGGAAGAATCGCGAGGCGCCACGGCTGGTGGAACTCGCGAAGTATCCTCCAGAAGCCTCTAGAATCGTCGAGGAGACGACATCCACTCATCCGTGGGGCGATGAGTGGTCGAGGCTTTTGATTGCCGCCAAAGCGGGAGACCTTCCGAAGCGCGAGCGGGGCAACTGGAATCTAGGTCGCTACAAACACGGCGACTATCTGCTCTACTGTTTCAATCACACGGTCGTCGGCATCGAGCAGATGCGAGGTATGGGCATGGTAGAACATGCGACCGAGTGTCGTAACTTGGTAACAGCTGCGCTGGACACGCAGACATTCTTGGACTAGGACTAAAATGGACGAACTTTCACT